CAATTTAGAAGACAATCATTAGGATTAGCAGCACAAAGAGATAGTAGACGTAATGCTGCTATAGATATGCAAAACCAAGCTTATGCAAGAGCAAGAGCAAGTAATACAGGAATCTTTGACCTGCTAGGTGCTGGTGTTCAATCTTATGTTGGTTTAAGAAATTTCTAATGACATCAAGTTACCGTCCTCCTACATTTCAATCTTCAGCAAGACCTGTTGATACCTTTGTTAGACAAAGCACTGTACCTCTTATAAAAGATGATGGGTTTAGTCAGCTAACAAAAGCTTTGTCAGCAGTAAATCCAATACTTGATATGTATATGGATAGAAGTATTGAAGAAGAAAAAGCTGAAGGTATGGATATTGCTATTGAACAATCTTTTGATGGTTTTAAAGAAATCAGCAAAGAAGTTGGTAAAAAAAATGGAGAAGAAGCAGCTAGACAGTTAATAGGTGGTAGCATTTTTGCTGATAGAGCTTATCAAAAAACAAAAGCTCAAATATTAGCAAACAACTTAGGTAATACTCTTACTAATAGCTATACAACAACCGTAATAGATGGAAAATCTTTAAGTGAATATTCTATAGATTCTCCTCAGTATCAAAACTGGTTATCTGATGAAAGAGAAAAAGTTGTAGAACAATTAAGTGATGTTAAATCAATTTATGTAGCAGAACATTTCTTACCAAAATTAGCATCTGCGACAGAAACTATATCATCGCATCACATCAAAGAATTTAAAAAAATAAAAGTTGAAAATATTAAATCTTTAGCTATACCTTTGGTAAATAATCTTATAGCTAGTCCAGACAATATTGATGAAGAATTAATATTAAATTTTGAAACTACTATTAATAGTTTAGGTTTGCCTGCAAAAGATAGAAGCGATATTAATAAGACTCTTGTAAAAGTAATAACAGAATCAGCAGAAGCAAGAGGTCTTTCTGGAAATGGTGATGTCGATGGCTCAGAAGATATTTTAGCTATTGCTGAAAAATTTCCTTATGGACCTGGTGGAAAATTAAACCTTACATCTCATCCAGAATATCAAAGCAAAGTTAATACTTTAAGAAGACAAGTTAATGATTATGTTTATAAAGCAGAAAAACGAAGAGAACTACAAAAAAAAAGATTGCAAGATCAAGATATAGAACAATCTGTAAAAGAATTTATCGAAACTGGTGATCCAACAATTTTAGAAAATAAAGCAAAAGAATATCCATTTAAAGCAAAAGATATTTTATCAACAGGTAATGTTTTAGATATGGATGGCAGACAAAGTTGGGCTGAAACAAGAATAAACATTCAGTCAAACGTGTACGGATCGAAAGAAAATTCTTTTAATGCTGCTATGAATTGGTTTGGAACTGTAGAAAATTCACAACAAAACAGGATACTTTTAAAGGATTTATTAGACAGAGCAGATGATGTAGAAAAAGGCTTATATACAGAAATTCTTAAAGGCTTAACCGAATTAAAATCAGAATTAACTGGTGAATTTAAAAATGAAAATTTTATTACATCTATGACAGGACAATTAAACGATAGAGGATCTCGTAAGGTTACTGATTTATTTAATCAAGCAAAAAATGAATTATACGAATACAGAACAAGTGAAGCTGGCAGACAAGCTAACACCTTAGAATTAATTCAAAACATACAAAAGATAAAACAAAAATACATTGATAAAGCGAGAGAACTTAATCCTATAACACTAATAGAAAGTGGTTTAGATTCTAATAACGATACAGGAACAAACGATATAAAAAATAATTTAGAAAAAAACAAACAAGATATGAATGACATAGAAGGTGATTTTGAAGCAGGGGCAGCAACTGAAGTAACAGACGAAGAAGCAAGACAGGTTATAGAAGCAGAAGATGCTAATCAATACTTAGTACAAGAAGGTGACACATTGACATCTATTGCTGAAGATCTTGGTACAACTGTGCAAAAGATATTAGAAGCTAATAATATTACCAACGAAGATCTTATTAATATTGGACAACAACTAAACATACCAGAAATTAATATTAAACAACCTGACATTAATTACAGTGATGATACAAGAGTACAATCTATTGTTAAATCAGCTAAACAACTTGGTATCAGTCCTGTGGATTTAGCAGCAGTCATAGCACAGGAATCATCATTTAGACCTTCTGTAGTAAGTACTGACAAGGCTACAGGTAAAAAATATAGAGGTCTTATACAATTTGGTCCTTATGAAATAGCTAAGTACAAAATAAAATCTGATATGACATTTGAAGAGCAAATGGCAGCAGTTACAAGTTTCTTAAAAGATAGAGGTGTACAACCAGGTCATGGTCCTAAAGAAATATATGCAGCTATATTTACAGGTAATGTTTCTAATCTTGACAGAGGAGGTGCTGATTGGCCTGATTCAAATGGCACAACCGTAAATAAAGCATTACCAAATCTTTTAGAAGGAGGATCTAAATATAAGATGGGTATAGATTTCCTACAACAAACAGGTACATACGCACCTAAAACTAATTAGTTATGACCAATTCAAACCCAATAGCTCGTTTGTCTAAATTTAATCAAGAAAGACAAGAACGCAATGAAAAGTTTCGTGCAAGTCAAAAGGAACTTAGTAAAAAATTAAAACAAACTAAAACTTCTAAAGTTATCAGAGGTGCTTTGTCTGG